TCACGGCACCATGCCTTCGTCCTTGAGCACGGCTTGGCACGCGCGACCGGTCGCCAAGTCTTCCTCGACGGCCAGCTTCAGCGCGACAAGATCTCGCTCAACGTCTGGTCGAACCAGCCGGCCGGGTGGATCGGCGCTGTCGCTGCCGGCGGCGCCTTCCGCTTCGGCGGTGACGGCAGGTCGGTCACCACATAGCGCGGAGCCGACGTACACGCGGCGAGTAACAATGCGCTCGCGCACAGGCTGAATCTCTTCATGCTTTTTCTCCGTAATGGTTGCGTTGCTGGCCGCCTGCTGGGCGGCCGTCGCGGTGTTCTCGCGCGTGCGCTTCAGCACGGCAGCGGCGTCAGCCTGCGCGCGCTCCGCGATCGCCGCCGCGCGGCCGGCATCGTACCGGTGCGCCCCATACGTGCGCACGGCCAGGGTGCCGACCGAAAGCAGCACGACGGACGCGAGCAGGCCGACGAGCAATCGTTCCAGCGCGGTCACGGCGTCACCTCGGGCGGCAGGTTGTCCAGGCGCTGCAGCTTGCGGCCGTCCATGATCGAGATCAGCGTGTCCGCGTAGTCCGGGTCCGTGGCGTAGCCGGCGGCGGCGACTGCCCGGGCCCAACCGGCGCCGGTGTGCTCGGCAAAGCAGCGGGCGTAGCGCGGATTGCGCAGGAAGAACTGGGCGCGGTCCTGGATGCAGGCGGCCCAGCTCGGGTACGCGCGGAACGTGCCGATGATCCTGATGCGCTTCCCGTTGACGACTTCGGTCGTGGGGAATCGGACGGTCGGCCCCTTCCAGGAGGAATCTGCTTTGATGCCGAAGATGTTATTCCCGGGCGCATCCTTGCCCCAGCCGCTTTCCAGCGCGGCCTGCGCGATCGTGAAGCTGACCGGAATGCCGGCCGTGCGCTGGCAGGCGCGCGCGCCCGACAGCATCTGGTCGATGAACTCATTGGGCGTCATGGCCACCTCCTGCGGTTTCCTGCGCCGGCGCGTCGGCCGGCAGGTTGAATTTCGTGTTCAGCACCGATTCCAACTTGAACAGCGCGCGCGATCCCATGTGCGCCGCGATGCCGACCAAGGCGTACTTGAGCGGAGCCGGCGCGCCGATGTAGTCGCACAGGTTGGCGACGACGATGCCGGTGAAGCCGGAAATGACCAGCTCGCCGACGAACTCGGTGACGTTCCATGCGCGCACGTGGCCTTCCTTCATCTTGCGGATGAACGAGGCCCAGCCGCCCAGTAGCGACAGGCCGATGAGCAGGGCCCAGCTGAGCAGCGCGTCGATGTCGAAGCCGCCGCCGGGGTTGGGGGATTGGTTCATGGTTACCTTTCAAAAAAGAAAAGGCCACCGGGTGGTGGCCTCTTCGGGTTGGGGATAGGAAAATTTGTTACGCGGTCTTCACGATCACGATGGCGCGGCCGTCGGCCTCGATCGCGATGACCTTGCCGACGGCGCGCATGTAGTTCGCCAGCGTCATGTCCGCTTCGTTCATGGGCACGCCCTTGATACTGTCGCCGTCCTGCACCGCGACGATGTACTGGCCAGGCTGTGCATTCAGCACGTTCACAGGCACGCGGCCCGCGAAAGCGATGCGGTCGACCGTGGTGCGTGCCTCCTCGTAATCGGCGTCGAACTTCTCGTTCGCCTTCTGCCACGCGTCCATCGCCGCCTTGTGGTCCTTGCGGGCCTGCTCGACCTGCGCCTTGTACGCTGCGCGGTCGGCTGCTTCCTGTTCCTGCACGGCCTGCCAGTTGGTGAACGCCTTTTCGAAGTTCTCCATGCGCGTCGCGTCGACGTCGGGGATGCCCAGCTCTTCCGGCGGCATCGGCGGGCGGCCAGCCGTCACGCCGGTGTAATCCGGTTCGACGTACACGGGCTGGTCTGGGCGCGGGCCCAGCGAAAGCGACCACGTGTCGCCGCCGACGTACGACGGGTCGGTCGACTTGATGACGAAGGTCAGCGCGTCGGCCCAGCGGTCGGTGATCTGGCCGCCGGCGATGATGCCGACGATCTGGCCCTTCGCGATGGTGCCCACGCCGGCCGCCTTGCGCATGTATTCGGCATAGTCGGCGCCGCCGGTGTTCAGTGTGCCGGCGCAGTTGATGGACCGGCCGTTACCGGAGTTCATGCCCATCGTAATGGCCGCGGCGGCGCCGTTGAACGTGCCGGCCGTCGCATGCTGGACGTACAGTACCGTGCCGCCCGCGCCCTGGACGGTCAGGATCACGCCGCCTTGCACGGTGCCGGCCTTGTTGATCAGGTGGTTCGCGCCGGACGAAGCGCCCATGAAACAGTTGCCAGACGTGTCCATCCCGAGGCCGCTGACGCCACCGGGCGTGTTCACGCCGTATTGCGTCGCCGTGTAGCGTGTGGACCAGCCGAATCGGTTTTCGACCTTCCCGACCGGATCCTCGATCACGTAGTTTTTCGCGCCGGCGTCCGACACCGACGCGGTGCAGTTGTCGTTGTGGTTCGCGATCGCGTGGAACAATTGGTACGTGTTGTCGGTGCTTTGGGCTTCGATCTGCGCCTGGAACAGTTCGATGTAGTTGTGGCCGATCTTCTCGCCCACGACGCTCGGGCCCAGCGTGATGCCCACGCCGACCTGGGCGCCGGCCGCGCCGCTGGAGCTCTGCAGCAGGTTCGCGAAATACGAGTTCGCGCCACCCTTATTCACCTTGATGGGCCGGTTCGACAGGATGTTGTTCCGGTGGAATCGGCAGATTTGAAGACCCTGCGTCGTGGTTTCCGTGATGCCGTTGGCGAACGCAAACCCGCTGTCGCCGATCGTGTTGTTGTCGATCGTGTGCGCGTAGGCGCCAGGCACGAATGCATTGGTGACCGGATCGAGGTCGGTGAGCAGGATGCCAATACCGTTGTTGTTCGACCCCGACAGCAGGTAGCAGTCGTGCACGTTGGCGCGGCCCGCATAAATGCGGATCGGAACCTGCGTGGCCGTCGACGGACGGAAAATGATGTTCGACACCTCGCACTGCTGGTGCGCGATGCGCAGCATGTCGAAGGTAGCGCCGTCGGGCGCGGTGATATACGTGCCGTACCTCGAGGCGCCGCGCACCCGCATACCCTTGCCGGTGGTGACGATTGGTTGCGAGATACGATAGTTCCCCGGCGGGAGAATGAGCTCGCCGGCGAACGTCGTGAAGCACGCCATGCCGGCCTGCAGGGCGGCCGTCACGTCGGTGGGCACGCCGTTGCGCACGTTGGCGATTTGATCGGACGTCATGAAGTCGAACGCGCTCACAGAATCGCGGCCGCGATCCAGCAGGGTGCGCGCCTGGGCGCCAGCGCCTGAAGCATTGAAGCCGACCAGGTTCGCACCGGTGGGGGCGGCCAGCTGCGGCTGGATGTTGCGTAGCCCGGCCGGGTCGGTGCTGTAGTTGTCGACCGGATAGCCGCTGACCTGCTGGCCCGCGGCGGTCTTCAGGTCGACCTTGTAGGCGCCGTCCCAGAAAATGGCGGCTTCGCCCTTCGCGTCCAGCGTAATCGGCCACTGGTGCGGGACCGTGCCGGCGGCGTCCTGGTACACCGCTTTCGGCGTCGTGGTGCCGGCGGCATAGGTATACAGCTTGCAGCCGGCCGCGGGCGTGCCGTCGTTGTTGTAGTAGCGCTGCCGGCCTTCCGGCATGAGGGTAGTGGTTGCCATCGGCGGTCCTTTAAACGATGTCGATTGCGGTGTACGTGAAGGTCAGGCCGGCGCCCATCGCCTGCACCTTTCCGCCCGGGTTCACGCCCTTGTTGATCAGCTCGAAGCACGGGTAGGTTTCACCGGCCGCGATCGGGCGCGCAGAGATGTGCGTGATCGTCAGGGTGCCGGCGCCGTTCACGATTGCGACCGTCCCGGCGATGGGGGCGGCGGTTGTGTTGATGAGCGACGCGGATTTGATGATCCGCTTCGTCAGGGCGGGCGCCGCCGTGCCCATGTCCGTCAGCGCCGCGCCCAGCGCCGCGCCGTCGAAGATGTAGGGAGTGACTGCCATGGTGGTCCTTTCAGGTGTTGTTATGCGGTGGTGCTGTCGGTGATCAGGCCCAGCGTGGCCAGCGCGGTGAGCACCGACGCGAGCCCGGCGTTGCCACCGCGTGATCCGGTGACGGTTGGTTTCGCTACCGGTGTCGCGGCGAAGAAGCCGATGCCCGTGCCGTTGACGGAGATCCGCGTCGAGTTCGTCGCGCGCAGCGAAATCGTGGAAGCGGCGACCGTGAGCGGGACGTAGCCGGCTGCGGCCCGGTCATAGGCCAGCACACCGGTCGTGCCCGCGCCGAAGGCCGCGCCGTCCGAATCGAACTCGAGGCCGGCAGCGCCGTTGTTGGAGACGACGAACCGGTACAACGGAGTTCCCGTGCCCACGCCGACAGTCGTGAAGAAGCCGCTGTTGCGCGCGGTCGCGCCAATGGACGTGCCGTTGATCGTGCCGCCGGTGATTGCCACCGCGTTCGCGTTTTGCTTGGCCATCGTGCCGAGCGATCCGAAGGCCGCCGCATAGTCAGGCATCATGGCGATCTCTTTGCGGATGTCGTCCAGCGCATTGCGGTCGATGGGCTGTGTCCACGTGAGCGCCGCTGCAACGTCCTGCGAACGCGTATCGGTTGTCCCCACATCGACGCAGAAGGCAGCCAGCGCGGCCAGGTCGTCCGACGACATGCCGAGCGGACCGCCGATCCGCGCCAGCACGGCAGTCAGGGCGCGCGAGAATTCCGGAGTCATGAGCACGGTTCCGTCCGCCTGCACGTTGCCGATCGCCACGCGCGCTGGGAAGAGGTTGAGCGTGTTCTTGCTCATCGCGTTAGCCCCTCCGCATCGACCGCCGCGCCGAGGATGACGCGTTTGACCGGGTCGGAGATCGAGATCTCGAATATTCGGTCGCGGCTGCTGCCCAGGCGTCGAATGCGCGCGCGTGCCATGAATTGACCAATGCGGCCCATCGACATCGTGCGCAGTGTGCTCCAGGTGTGCCCGCCGTCGTCCGACCAGCGAACCATCATCAGCGGATCGCTACCCTGGCCCGTCAGCAGGCCCACGCCGGCCTCGATGTCGACCTGCAGGCCGTGGTAGCGAATGCGCCGGTAGTCGCCGTCGGCCACGTGCGGCGCCGAGCGCAGGGCGAGTAGCGGATTTCCGTCGTCGTCGTAGCAGCCGAGATCCAGCGCGTACAGGTTGCCGTTCTCCCAGTCGCCGACCACGTGCTGGCCGCCCCAGAACATGTGGCAGTTGGCTCGGTGCCGATTCAGCTGGCCGTCGCTCGGGTCGAGCCAGGCGCGCTCGTGCCAGAGCTGGGCTTTCACGCCGTAGACCCATGTTGCGTTCGCGCTGGGGAAGTTGAGCTGGTAGAACGTCTCGCCCTCCTGGGTGTACGCGAAGGCTCGGGCGTCCGAAATGTCGCCGTAGCCCTGAATGGCGCGCTCGATGCCGTCGTGGGAGACGCGCACCGGGGTGTAGCCGTTCAGCCGCCAGACGGTGCCCTGGCCGGTCTTGTCCTCGCCCAGCCAGAACACGCTGTTGTCCAGGTCGGCAACGGAGTAGGGCGCGCAGCAGCCTTGCTCGATGAGGGCGTTGCCGTCGCGCGCGTACGGGAAATCCGCGTCGCCGGTGTAACTCCAGACCTCGGTGACGGTGCGTTTGTAGAGCAGCAGCTGGCCGTGGTTGACGATGTGCGAGACGATCGGCTCCGCATTGCTGTCCGCGGCGGCGAAGTCCAGCGCGTCGAACGTCACCGAGCCGTCGGCCGCCGAGATGTAGAACTGGAACGTGCCCGGCCGCTCGAGGATGAACGCGTTGTTGGCATAGTCGACGCGCCGGCCGCCGTAGAAGGCCTCGTCATCGATCCGCGCCAGCACGTTCGTGTTCAGGTCCAGCTGGAACCCGTTGGGGCCCGTGCCCAGCAGCGCGGTATTGCCGTTGTCCTTGATCGACACGGGTGCGTCGAGCGCGTCGACGGTGCCGACGAGGGTCGCCGTGAAGTTTGCCGCGACGCGGTACACGTTCGCGCCGGCCACGGCAATGGCGTCCCCGACCGAAGGCCGGTACAAAGCACGGATGCCGCCGCCGGCCAGCGTCGCCAGTCGGCGCAAGCCCGGCGTGCCGAACAGCGCGCGCACGGACTTGGCGTTACCAGACTCGCCCAGCACCGGGTACAGATTGACGCAGCGCTGGGCGTCAAGGTTCAGCGAGCGCGACTGGTACGCGCCGCCCACGAATGGAATCTGCATGGTTTTGGCAATAAAAAACCCGCCGCGGTTGCCCGGGGCGGGTTGGGTTGGAAAATCGTCTTCTACTTCAACTGCGGTTCGATGCTTTCGATCAGGTCCATCTGGTCCGGCGCGGTCAGCAACTTCTGCCGGCCAACCTCGATGCGCACCCAGTCCTCGTCCGTCGTCTCGCGCACACGGGCGCGCTCGGCAAACCCGACGACCTCACCGATTCGATCCGGCGTCATCAGGTCCAGGTGTGGCACGCCCGCGTAGCAGTCGAACAGCTGGTAGATCGTGGGCAGAGACCAGCCGCGATCCGTCATCAGGTCGATGGCGGCGTGGTACAGACCGCGCCGGTCGCGTACCGTGCTTTGGCTCTTCGGCCGGCGCGGGCGAAGAGCCGCCTCCATCTTATTGAAGGCGGCGATGAACTTCTCTTTCCACTCGGCAGCTTGCCGGCCGGTGAAGCCCATGGCCAGCATGCTGAAGCCGTCGCGGGTCATCAGGAACATCGGCTGTTGCTTTCCACGTCGGTCGCGGTAGTTTGACGGCGCAAAATTGCGCCGCGAGAATTCCTCGGAGCACTCCATATTCCGGATTGCTTTGAGCGCGTCCTTATGACCCTTGCCGAATTTCTCAGCAACCAGGACAGATGTCGTCCACGGTTGGCCGTCGATGGTCTGGATCAGGTCGTTCATGCGCGTACTCTCCGCACATGGTTTTCGACCCAGGGCGCCAGGCGCTCCGAGGCGGCCGCGATAATCTTCGGCAGCAGGTCGATCGGAATCTGCGCCGGCTCGCGCACCAACTTCGGCAGCTCCTCGGCCCGGATCAGGTAGCAGCCGGCGGCACCAAGCTGGAATGTGATCTGGCCGCCTACCACCTTCACGTACCACAGGCCATCCCGGAGCGGCGAGGGCTGGGATTCGACTTGCATGCCGCCCACCTCGTGATCAAGGATATCCAGCACCCAGCGGCGGAACGCCTTCGCGACAGCGGTGCGCGCGAACATTGCAATCAGGTGGGCGCCGCGCAGGCTGAACAGGCGAATCTCCCGCTGCAGCCCCGAGACCCTCAACTTGAGGGTCTGGGTCATACACGGGGAAAATTCATCCTGGTTGCGCTCGTAAATCTGCGTGACCTTGTCGGCGCGGCTGTAGCCGAGTGCTTCGGCAATCTCGGCCGCGCGCAGCCAAACTTGGCCGGCGCGCTGCACCACGTCAAAAGTCATGGATTGGAACGTCAGGGTGGGTGTGATAGAGTTCATGCGATTTCTCCGTAGCGGGGATGTCAAATCGGTGCCTCGGCTGTTACAGCAGCCGGGGCATTTTCTTTTTGGGTGTCGCGGTTCAGGCTCTCAACGAGGCGAGAGAGAATTTCGTTGTGAAGACTGCGGAACTGGGCTTGCGAGCTCTTCAGGAGTCGATCCCGTACGTCAGCAGGCAGCCGAAGCGGATACGACGGGTTCAGATGTTTGGATGCCATATTGGATGTCTTTTGGATGTCAAAGTTTGGCCATTATGGATGAATCCGCTTGGATGTCAAATAGATTCTTTGAAGGATGTCAAAAAGCATCCCATAATCGCGGCATGTCCGACCAACAACCACAGCGAACCTCGTATCCTCTTCGAATGCCTGACCAGCTGCGTGCCCAACTGGAGGCGCGCGCGAAGGCCTCGGGCCGGTCGTTGCATGCTGAGATCGTGGCTCGTCTTGAACAAAGTCTTGAGGCTGATATTCAGGCCTTCATCCACGGCACCAGTCTTTCGCAGCCTCACCTGCTTCAGCAGGTTGTCGAATACCAGCGAGCCGTGACCGCGCTGCTCCTCACCTTGGAAGAGGGTGTCGAGATACTGGAGGAAGAGCTGCCGGTCGAGAAGCGCGACCAGCATCCGCTCCATCATTTCCTTCACAACGCAGAGAACCTGGTCCACGACGTGAAGCGCGACCTGAAAAAATACGGCAGCAGCAAATGAGCGATCACATGAAGTTCATCCTGATCAAGTTCGGCGTTCTTTGCGTCGGCGCCGTCATCTACGGTTTCATCAGTGCTCGGCGGAAACGGCTTCAACGCCGCCGCTCCGGATCAGAGGATTAGAAAATCCACTTTCCAGCGCTGGCGCGGCGCCTCCAGCGATGCTTGCCGCTGGGCCGTGGACCATTCGCGCTACCATCGACTTGAATAGTGCACTTCGGTCTGCTAGGAACGCAGCCATGCCAACCGGATTTTTCGCCAGCGAAGCCAGTCCTGTTGGGTTTTTGTTCAAGTCCATCAGCGCGCGACGTTCGGACACCTTGAGCGTCCGGATCAATTTCGCCTCTTCGGCATTCAGGCCAGCCACTTCTGGCACCGCATTTGAAATCTCCTCCTTTAAGCCGCGCGCCAGGCCTTTCTGCGCCTCCGTCTCTGCGCCGCCCATCTGGCCGTACTTCTTCGACAGAGTTCGGTAGGTGCCCTGTTTCAGCTCTTGCGCGGCCTGGACGGGCAGATCGGCACCCGGGTAAAGCGGATGCGCCAGGAAGTCGTCGCCAACGCGATCGATAGCGGCCAAGTCTGCCGTCGGACTGACCTGGTTGCCGAAGGCAGTCTTTACGTCCGCCAGGCGCTGCAACACGCTTGACTTCGGAATGGTCGCCGTCGAGTTCGCGATCTTGTCCGCCACCTCGGTGTTCAGGTCGTCGATCAGGCCGCGCAGTTTCTCGACGCCTGCTTTGGTCGGGTTGATGCCGTAGTCGAGCAACGTCTTGACGGCGACGGCTGCATCTCCGTTGGCCAACTGCTTGAGCGTTGGCTTGATCGCGGACTGCATCAAGCTTTCCGCTCCGTTTCGGGCAAGCTGCTCCAGTTTGTTGCCAACGGCGCCACTAGCCTTCAGTGCCCCCGGCAGCACACCGCCCACCACCGCGCCGACTCCCGTGTCCTCAGGGTTGATCATTGCCGTCGACGCCGCGCCGGTAGCCGCACCGCCAGTTGCGCGCATCGCGATGTCGGCTAGCCGCGATGCCGAGCCGCCTGTACGCATGCCGCCGGTGGCGATAGAGTTCGCCAGCGTCTGCAACGTCGGTCCGGCGGCCGGCGCTGCGGCGCGTAGGCCGTTTGCCAGCGCGCCGCCGACTCCGGCCGTGCCCGCTACCTCGCCGCCCAGTTTGCCGGTCTTGTACGCCAACGAATCAGGGTCCGAGCCCACGAGATAGGTCAGCCCGGAATCGATGTCGGCGCGCCGCTTCCGGTTTGAGTCGAGCGACAGTCCCTTGCCGTCCATCGCGTCGCTGATCATGTCGACCGGGGCCAAGATCGTGGCGCCGATGGAGCCCGCGCCGCGCACGGCGCCTGCGGCCAGGTTGACGGCGCCTTTCTTGATGCTGCCGAGCACGCCCGATTGTTCCGCTGGCTGCGCGGGCGCCGCGGCCGGGGGCTCGGCCGGCAGCGACTGGATGTATGCCGCCAGCTTGCGCGCGCCCTCGGCGTCGCCTGCCTTATCGGCGTTGCGCAGGGCGTTGTACAGCTCGTCGCGAGTCGGCATTACTTTCCTCCGTGTTTTTTCAGCAGCGCCGCGATGTCAGCCGGCACGGCGCCAGCAGCGGCCGGCGCGGCGGCGGGCGCCGGCGCGGCACCTTGATTGATGTCCGCGTACTTGCCCTGCAACTTCTCTAACGTGTCCAGCGCGGCAAGGCGGCGCGAGGCCGGAAGGTTGCGATTGGCGACGTCGCCGGCCATTTGCTTGTACAGCAACACGTCCTTGTCCGACTGCGGGCCCTGCATACGTGGCACGTTTGACGTCATCCAGCCGGCGATGGTGTCGAGCTGGGCTGCAGCGTCTGCGCCTTCGGTCGACTTGCCGAAGAACGCAGCGGCGTTGTCCAACATCGCGCCTGCGCCGCTTGCCGTCGCCTTCGGGATCAGCTCGCGCGCGGAGGCAATCCCGGCCTTGAGCTGGTCGTTCAGCTTGCGCGCGGCTACGGCATTCTCTCCGGGCACACGGGTGCCGTCGGCGAACGTGGCCGGCACAGCAGTTTTCGTGCCCTTGTTCACGAGCAGCACGCCCTGATTCGGGTCGGTGACGACTTGTGTCTGCTGGCCCTCTCGGGTGAGCTGTGCCATCTCGCGGGCGCGTGCGTCGGTCATATCCTGCCCGCGGCGCGTGGCCGCTACGCTGGCGACGCTGTCCGGCGACTGCGTGTTCTTCACGCTGTTGAGCACCTTCGTGGCGCCCGTTACCGGGTCGACGCTGATCGTGTCGGTCGTGCCGCCCAGGTTGCGCGTGCTGGTTGTCGGCAGTTGGTCCTTGGCAGAGAGCGCGGTACGGTATGCCTGATCCGCCAGCCCCTGGATTTTGCTGGGGTCGCTGCGAACCTGTTGTCGCCACGCCTCGAGCTGTTCCGGCTTGTACAGGCCAGGCTGGCTGCCGAGGTAGTCGATAGCGGCAAGTGCGTTGTCGAGAGTCGGGTTGGCACGCACGAAACCGAAGGCCTGCCCAGCGACGTCGAGCGCCTTGTGAGCCGCCTCTACCTGCTTGGCATGCGTCTCGGCCTGCGTTTTGCCAATGTCGGCCTGCTTGGCGTCCGCATCCAGTTTCGCTCGCTGGTATGCGACGGCGCGAGAACCGTAACCGGCTTTCGCCAGCGCGGAGCTGACGTCTTGGGAGTTCGTCAGCGCGTCGGCCTGCACCTTGTCGGCAGCAAGGTCGCGCGTTTTCTCCCCGTACATGAGGTCGGCCAGCCGGCTCTGGTTCTGCGCCTGCTGGATCTGCTGGGCCTGCATGTATTGTTCGAGCGGGTTGGCCACCTGGACGGGCTTGATGCCGAGGGCGATGCTGGAGTCGATTCCCATGTGGTTTCCTTGGTCAGTTGCCGAAGCCGTTGAAGTTAGCCAGATCGCTCAGGCTTCCGTATTGCTCGCCCTGGAATTGCGTGCTCGTGTTGTTGCGCGAGAGCGCGGACAGCAAGTTCTGGTTCTGGTTGTAGTTCATGTACTGGCTGATGCCGTTGCCGATTGCGTTCGCACCGCCGACGTAGCCGGACGCCCGCGCGTTTCCGACGCCCATCAGGTTCTGGCTGATGTTGTTCGAGGCGTTCGCGCCGGCGCCGGCGATCGTGCTGTACGCGTTCTGGCCGGCCTGGCCGATCTGGTTGGTGGCGGTTTGCCCGAGGCCTGCGAGCGACGCGAGGCGGTTCCAGGAGGCGCCGTACTCGTTCGATGCAGTGTCCTGGTTGAAGCGTGCGAGTGCCTTCAGGGTCGCGCCCGAATAGAGGCCGCTTCGCCCCGACATCGCGCGCTGAATGCCCTTTTCGCCCTCGCTTACCCGGAACTGGTAACCCGGATCGGTCGGGAGGTTGACGCCTGACGCAAGTTTCGCCAGTGCGGTTTTTCCAGCGTCGAGCCAGGGCTGCTGGTCCGCGCGCTGCTGCGCCAGCTGATCCAGTTGATCCTGACGGGTTTGCTCATACTCCCGGCGCGACTCGTTGGTCGCGTTGTTTGCGGCGTCCTCCTGCTTGCTTGCCGCCTTGTTCGATGCGACCGCGCCAATGACCGCGCCACCTACTATTGCTAATGGGACTGCTGCTGGCATAGCCACTCCTGTTTGGTTATCCCGAGCATGATCTGGTCGACCAGCTCGCCGTTGCGCAAGTAGCTTGCGCGGTTGATTCCTTCCTGCTGCATGCCGCCGGCCTGTGCGAAGCGAAGCGCCAGGCGGTTGTACGCAGGGACCGAGGTGACCAGCTTTCGGCAACTGGTCTCGTTGAATGCCCAGCCGGCCAGCAGCTGCGCCGCGCGCGCCGCGCGACGTCCCCAGCATGCAGGGAGCAGGCAGGTATGCATTTCGAAGCACACCTCGCCGCGGGCGTGCACGAGGAACACGCCCAGCGGTTCCCCGTCCGTCACCAACATCCAGTAAAACGCCTCGTGGTCGACGGGCTCGTATTCGTCCGTCGTCCCGTCCTCGTGGATGTGGGGCCAGATTGCCGGGCTTTTCATGATGGCGGCCACCAGCGCCATGTCGTGGGTGCGCTCGATCTTCATTGCAAGTCCGGTTGAAAGAAAACACCCGTGTTCTCGCGGTCGTAGCCCTCGGCCTTGTCCAGCGCCAGCGCGGCGCGGCGTTCCAGGTCTTGGCGTTCGGCCAGCGGCAGGCCAGCCGTCGGGGCCATACGATGCGCGAGCCCGAGGATCAGCGCCTCACCCCATTCGATTGCGAAGTCGGGCGTATCGCTTCCGGTGTTGAAGTCTTCGATGCGGCGCTCGTACCAGAAGCACAGCACGTCGGTGGCGTTGTCCGGCGCGGGCCAGATCGACAGCACCCCGTTGCCAAGCTGCGGATCGTAGAAGGCCTGGACGATCTTGCCGCGTGCGCCCTTATTGGCCTGCTGGGCGTATTCGGTGCGCGAGATCATCGCGACCGGAGTGTCCTGCAGCGCGGAAGAGCGCCAGTAGGCGCCGTCTGGATCGATGCGCTGTGGACGGGTGATCTTGGTGGTGTACGTGAAGACCTGGGCGCCCGCGACGGCCGCGCCCGGCAGCGCCGTGGTGAGCGTCGTCGATGCGCCTGGCGCGCCATTGATCGTCGTCCAGAACAGAGTGCCGTCGGCCAGCAGCACACCGATGTTGTCACCAGCCGTCATACCGGTGAAGGTGGTGAGCTGCACAGCGCCGACGCCGGCCGCCGCGCCGCTGGCCAGGGTCGTGCGCACGTAGCTGGCGGTGCAGTGCGTGCCACCGGTGCCCAGCACGTACCGGCAGATGCCCGACTGGAGGAACAGGGTGGCCAGCTGCATCGCCCATAGCTTCGCGCCATCGGCCATCAGGGCCTTCACCCAGGAGTTCAGCCGCAGCGCGTACTGGGCCAGCGTGTCCGGGTTCAGCGTGTCGCCCAAGGCGATGTCGCCGACCTCCAGTGCGGCGGCGTTGATGATGTCGTCGCGCGAGAGGCTGAAGGTGTTCGTTCCGCTCGTGGTCATAGGTCGTCCGCCGTGATTTCGTTGGGCCCGACGAAGCGCGGCTCAGCGCCTGGCCGGGCATTCTTGACGTGGTTGCGTTCCGGGCGGGCCTTCACGAAGTCCTGCGGGTGCCGCGGCTCCCAGTCCCTCGAACAGACCATCGCACCGTCCCAGCGCTTGCGCAGCTGCGACAACTTGAACTTGAAGCCGCAGCAGTCGCAGATGGCGTTCGAATCGCCCAGGATGAACGTGTCGGCCGCCATGGTCAGCTCTTCTTCATGTGCAGCACGATCGAGTAGGTATCGTTCGCGCTCGCGCCGATGGTGGTGAACAGGATGTCTCCGGTCACGCCCGCGCCGCCATTGTTGATGAGGCCGCCGGCGTTCGTGAAGTCGAAGCGCTGCTGGCCCTGGCCCAGCACCAGTGCCGGGACATCGGTGGTCGCATCCCACAGGATTGCGACCTGCATGCCGAAGATGTCGTATTCAACTTGCGTGATCTTGACCGAGCTCGGCGCGCCGACCAGCGTCGAGACGTCGACCTTCAGCACGGCCGCTTCGCCCGTGCCGTCGGAAATGTTCGTGAACTTCATGACCGCGTTGCGCTCGCCGTCCACGAGAATCTGGCTGGTTACTGCGTCTGCCATGATGGCCTCCAGGTGGAAGGGGCCGAAGCCCCGGTTGATCAGCGTTCGGCGGAAGCGAACATGTAGTCGACGGTCATGTTCTTGGCGAGAGCCTCGCCGTTCATGATCCCAAACGACGCCGTCAGGGTGGTGTCGGGCAGGTAGGCAGCGCTGGCGTTCAGGGTGCCGATCTGCTGGTCGTTGACGAAATACGCGATCTCACCCTTGCCGTCGTACGCCCAGGCCACCGTGACGAAAGTGTCGTTGGCGAGCGTGGCGATCGCCGCGGCGCGGGTCTGGCCCGTCGTGGCGTTCTTCTGGCACTGCACGTCCAGCGTCGCGACGCCGTCGTCCTTGCTGAAGAACACGCCGTCTGTGACGCCGGCGCCGGCGGTCGCGCCCATCAGGGTCGTGTCCGTCACACACAGGCCGATGACCAGGTCGGATTGCGTCGCGTCCGAGACCTTGAACCGGGCCTTGAAGAAAGCGCGCTTGCCGGCCGTCAGGAGGAACGATTCGCCGACCTTCTGCAGCTGGATGCTGTCGTTGTCGGCGGCCGAGTTCGTCAGCACCAGCACGCCGCCGTCGAGGTTGGCGAGAGCGGCCGTGCCGGTACCGATCACGGTCACGGCCCAGGCCGCGGCGATGTAGCCGTCGAAGTCGTCGAAATAGGTGTGCCATTCGGTCGGATCGGGCAGCCCGAAGTTGCCGAGCGGCGCTGCCTTCGGCACTGTGCTGATGCCGTTGGTGAAGCGGGAAGGGGTGGGCATGTGTTTCTCCTAGCGTTCCATGAAAAAGAACGCCCCCGACATGCGGGGGCGCCAGGTGTTACTGCAGCGGCCAGTGCTTACGCGCCCTGGCTGCCGTACCAGTTGCGGAAGTCGCCGATCTGCAACGAGTAGCGCTCGGTGGCCTTAGCCAGGGCGTTCTCGGTGCCGAAGTCGTTGTCCTTCGTGAACTCCAGCTCACGGCGCTGGAACAGCGTCAGGCCGTCGTCGACGTCCGTGCGGACGAAGAACGCGTCCGGGTCGGTGAAGAAGTGGTTCACCTTGAAGCCTTCCGGGAACGTGCCCATCGCGCGCAGCGCGTTGATCGCGTTGTTGGCGGTGTCGTTCTGGTTGATCGACTTCAGGATGCGCGCCGCTTCGAATTCGAGCTGACGCGGAATGTGCAGCGAGCGCACCTGCAGCGCGATCTTGTTGCCGCGGTCGTCGGTCGCGCCGTTGGCCTGGATGACGAGGTCTTCCAGCGATGCTTCGGACAGGTCGGCAGCCGTGGCCAGAACGTTGCTCTGGTTGCCCGACGTCGACGGGTGTGCAGCCGAGAACAGCGGCTTGGCGTCCGGGCCGACCGGATAGTTCGTGTCGAACCCGCGGTTGAACCAGTTGGCGACGACGGTGTTCTTCGTCTCGACCATCGCGCGCTTCAGCGCCTTGGAGCGGGCCATCGCCAGCTTCTCGTAGAGGTTATCCTCGATCGCTTCGCGGGTGATGATGTAACCCAGGCCGTACACGACGTGGTATGCCGTGGCGGTACCGCCCTGGCTCGTCGTGTCGTAGGCGATGGAGCCGCCCTGTTCCTTGATGGCCGCCAGGCCGAAGCCGTTGTTCTGGACCATCTCCTCGCGATGCTTTTCGGAGGTCTGGACGGTGACCAGGTCGCGCCATTCGTCGCGGTTGTTGTAGGACATGCCGAACATGCTGAACACGCCCGGCCAGAGTGCTTTCGGATGGGTACCGGTATTGATGATGCCAGCCATGATTTAGACCCCTGCGACTTGGTTGGAATATTGGTGACGGTTGATCGTCACCAGCCATTTGCACGACGCGCCGATCGCGTTGTCGTCGCGCGCGACCGGCGCCATCAGGTGCAAGTCGAGCGTTGCGGTCGTTGCCTCGGTGGCGTTGTCGACCTGCGTGCCGGAGCAGCCGGTGACCGTGCTGCCGGCGCCGACCACGAAGTTGATGTTCAGGCCGATGTCGTTGGCCGTCAGCGGTGTGCCGGTGGCACCTTCCTGGATCTCGAAGACCAAGTCCGGGTTGTCGGCCACGTAGACCTCGCGCACGGTGTTCGCGAGGCGGTAGCGCAGGCTGTCCTGCGTGTCGGGCTTGATGCCGACCACGACGCCGACGATGACGTCGCCGGTGGCAGCGCGCGCGACGTCTTGCAGCACGCGGCCGTTGATGGTCTGGCCGGTGCCAGCCAGCTTGACGAAGTCGCCCACGAACAACGCGGTTGCGTCGCCGGCCGGGACCGAATACACGCGGAACGAGCCGTTGTACGCGGCGCCGTTGCGGTGCGCGACCGGCGTAGCGCCGGCCGGGGTATCAGTGTTTGCCATTGGATGCTCCAAAAAAGGCAAGGGCCGCTCGATGGCGGCCCAGTTGTTGGGGATCCGGCGCAGACGCCGAATTACGGGTTATCGAGCGCGGGTCTCGATCTGGATGCCGCGGCCTTCGTCCGGAACGTAGCCGCCGTCCACTTCTTCCAGCTTGCCTTTGCGGATGCGCCGGTCGGTCTCTTCGACCTTTTTGACCTTCGCGTGCTGGTCTTCCTCGTAAAAATCTGCCTTGATTTCCATCAGGTAGGCGCGCTGGCCGGTGGTCTGGTTGACCACGCGGGAGACGCGCGAACCGAGATCGCGGTTTTCGTTCGCCACGTCCTGGTCGCCGATCTGCTTCACGGCGTCGTCCTGGACGAACTGGTAGCCGCCGTCCTGGGCCATCTGCAACCGGCCCTCGTTGTCGTTGATCCAGCGCCGGACATAGCCCTGACGTCCGGCGACCGACAGCCTGGAGCGGGCCACGCCCAACGGGACGCGCTTGCTCCGGCCTTCTTCTTCCCTGGTTTCTGCTCGCGGTGTACGGCTCATGGTCATGCTTCCTCGAAGTACTGTTTCACGTAATCGGCCTTGAACTTGGTCTGGGCCTTCTCGTCGCCGGCGAAGCCGTTCTTCGCCATGCGGTCACACGCGGCGCGTGCTTCAGCCGGCATGTCGGCGAACGTCTTGCCGCCGCTGCGACGTGCGGGAGCGGCGCCTTCCACCGCCTGCGCCGTCTCGCGGCGCGGGTTGGTGAACTTGGCCGGGAACTGGGCTTTCACCTTCTGCGCGACCAGGTCGAGGAACTCGGCGCCGGTCGCGCGCTCACCGCCGGCGCGCAGCTTCTGGGCGGCGAACTCGGCATAGTCAGACAGCTCCGCGTCCTTCAGCCACGGATTGCGCGACTCCCACTCGGTGTAGACCGGGTCGGCGCCGCCGTCGTCCTTCTTCTCGGCGTGCTTGGCCGCCTTCGCCGCGGCGTCGCGCTTCAGTTGCTCGATCTGCTCGTCCGCCTTCTCGAACGCGTCGCCGTCGCCGGCGGCCAGGGCTTCCTTGCGCTGCTCCTTCAGCGTCTCCAGCGCACGTTCATACGCGCGCTGTTCGGTCTTGCTGAGGTGCTCGGCAAATTCCTTGGTGGTCTGCTTCAGCTCGGCGACTTCGCGCTCCAGGCGCTTGTTCTGAGCCTTCACCAGCGGCAGCAGGTTCTCGCCGCGCTCGACGAATTCAGCAGCGTCGCGCCATTTCGACGGGTCGCCCTTGAATTCGTCCTTCGACGTCCAGCCCATCGAGCGCGCGCGCGCCTCGACCTGCTGTTTCGCTTCGTCGTCGGCTTCGCCGCCGGCGCCGTCCGCGCCGCCCGGGTTCTGGTCTGCGGGTGTGGCCGCGCCGCCGCTGGAGCCGCCTTCGTCACCAGCCGCGGCGTTGAGGAACGGGTACTTCTTCCTGAATTTGAGCATGAGTCTTCCTTATTCGGTGGGAGTGGAGCAGGGGAGCAGAACCGCGCTGATGTCCTTGTCGTTGGCGAGGCGGTATTCCTGTCCGTCGTCGCCCTTGACGACGTAGCCGGCGTACTTCGCGAACCACACGACGTCGCCGAGCTGCGGCACTTGGCCAGCCCAGTCTTCGAACGCGTTGCCGCCGGCGGCGACGAGGCGCCCCTTGACCTGGGCCATCTTTTCGCGCTCGGTAGTCTTGTCGACCAGCACCAGGCCGGCGGCCTTGGCCCGCTTCAGGGTCTCGTCGGTTTCCTCCGCCTGCTCGGGCAGAATCAGGATCTTGTACTCGACGGGCTGGATACCGGACGTGTTCACGACGGCGTTCATTGCGCACCGCCTTCCGGCGTCTCTGCACCCGTCGATTTCTTGCCGCGCTGCTTCGGCTGTTCAGCCGCCTGGTCGCACAGTGTGCTGATCTCGCGCAGCGCCGCGTCCATGCGGTCCTTGTTCTGCAGTGCCAGCGCCTCGTCGGCCAGCTTCTTGATCTGTTCGTACATCAGTTCACCCCTTCCTTACGGTAAAAGTCTGCGATCGAGTCGTCTTCCAGCGTGGCGATTTCGTCAGCCATTTGGCAGCGCGCCACCGCCATCAGCGCTTCCGGGCTGGTCGGCGCCAGCGCCCCCTGCGCCCATTTCTCCATCAGCGCCTGCCGGTAATCCTTCAGGTACTGGTGGAACCGCTTCGTCAGCGGGTGATCCTTCCACTGCTGGTATTCCTCCTTGCTCATTCCCGGTGCTGCTGCCATCGTTGATTCCTCCCTGTGGTTGTTGCGGTTGTAAAGCTGCCTTGGTGCGCTCCAGATGGCTGTCCAGCATGTGCTGGACCTGTGCCATGAGAACCGCGAATTGTTGTTCGCCGCCGATGGCGTTTGCCTGTGCCAGCTTCAGCGCGGCGTCGGCCTCGAGCTGTGCGTTGCGGGCCTGCAGGTTCTCGATCTCGGCCATCATCTTCTCGGCCTTGGCGTTCACCTCGACTTCCATCGCGGCGAGCTTGCCCTGGACTTCCATCATCTTCGGATCCTGTGGGGGCGCCGGCGGCTCGGTGATGAGGAGGGCGTCCGGATTCGGATCCTTCATCGCCTTCAGGAAGCGGCGCCGCAGTTCGACCTGGTTGATGAACGGGTCGCCCTTGAACTGCATCAGCGCGTCGGCGCGCGCCAGCTCCTGGGCGTCCGATACCAGATTCGGATCGCTGACTGGCGCGACGTCGGTGCCGTCGCCCTGGTAGTCGTCCAGGTAGATCGGCTCCGATTTGTCCTGGAAGCGGTAGTAGTCCTCGGGTTGCAGGTACAGCCGGTTCAGCCGAAACAGCTTCGCGAATTCCTTCTTCAGCGAACGGTGCACGCGCTTGTAGATCGCCGTGAACGCCTTCAGGCCCTGTTCGATCAGCGCCAGCGTGGTCGTCGCGGTCTGGTTCACCTGCTGCTCGCCGGTCAGGATGTCCTTCACCGACGAGATGTCCTTGCCGGCCTCGATCAGCATGCCCAGCAGCTGGAACAGCACCGGGCTGGGGCCTTGAAACTGCATGTGGTAGATGTGGTCGCCAATCGGCCCTTTGCTGTCTACCGGCTTGAATTCGCCCGGGGCGAAAGATGCCTTCCCGGATTTCAGTCCGAGCCCATTGCCGATGAAGCCGCCGCCGGTGTTAGCCAGCGTCCCAGCGTCCAGCAGCTGGTTCAGCACCGTGTTGATCGTCTCGTTGATCGGATTCAGCAGCAGGCCCAGCCCGACGTCGTACGAGCCGCCGTCCGGGTTCGGCATGAACGGGTACTTCGTCCAGTAGCTGACCGGCTCGATCTTCGAGACCTCGCCCTTGCTGTTCAGGTAGATGCTCTCCTCATCGAAGCGGGCGACGATGCGCGCCACCTCCGATGTCTCCTTGACGACCGTGACGACGTAGGGCTCTTTGTACCCGTCGCCGTCCAGGTCGTACCAGCAGTGCTGCTCGATGAACTCGTGCGGGGCGTCCTCGTCGTTCGTCGCGCCAACTGGTGTGCCGAGCCGCACGTCGACGAACACACCGCCGCGCACGCGCTCGATCACGTCGTTCTTGTACAGCGGCAGCCACTGGCTTTGCCGGCGTAGGTCCTTCCATGGCGTCGCATGGTCGTAGACGACGTACTTCGCCGGCACCATTTCGCTGCGCGGCCGGCCCAGTGTCGTGTCGAAGTACGTCTTGCGGAACGCACAGCCGACAATCGCCATCTGCAGCAGCAGCTTGTCGGTGTCCTCGTCCCAGTCCTCGATCTGTTCGAGGAGCTGGTACGACATGTGGTGGCCGATGCGCTCGGCGCGTTCCTTTTTGGATCCATCCGGGTCCGGGCCCATCACCATGCCCTTGACGACCTGTTCACCCTGAATGATGGCAGGGTAGGCGCGAGCGCTGAACTGAATCGCGGCGGTGGTGATCAGCGGATACTTGACGTTCGCCGCCTTCGGCCATGGCCAGTTCTTCTCCTGGGTCACCTGCATGGCCAGGTCCATGGCCGTCTTCATCATGCGCGCCCAGTCGGCGCGGCTGCTGTCGTCGGCGTCGTAGCCGCGCGTGACCTCCATGCCGATCTTGCTGACGATGTCGGCGTCGAGCATCGGGACGATGTTGGCCTGTCCGATGAATGATCGCAGCGTGTCCGCCGGGTGCGGCTTTTTAGCCTGCACGTCGCCGTCCTGCTCATCATCGATGTTGAAGTTTTCGTATGCCATCAGTAGCCGCCAGTCGTTGATCTTCCGGTGTAGTCCGGATCCTCTTCTTCGTCATCCCCCCAGGCCTGCGGTTCCTCGTAGGCCACGCACATCAGCCCGAACGAGTCGGCGCCATGACTCGACCAGTCGTGCTCGGGGCCCAGGCCGATGCCGCGCACCTCGTCCCGCTTCTCGTGGTAGAAGCCCAGCGCCTCGCGGCCGGCTTCGGTCGTCTCGGCGTTGAACCACATCGACGAGAACAGGCGGCGCGCAGCCTCAATGCGTGATTTCGCGGCGCCTTTACCCTGATTCGGAATGACGGTGACCTTGTAGCCCGCACCCTGCAGCGCCGACTCGTAGGAGACATCGAAGACCTTGTCCTGTGTCGACCCGTCGTGCGGCAGCCAGATCTGCGCGCGCCTCGGGCTGTAGCCGCGCTCGCGCATCCACTCCAGGTGCGTGGCCAGTGGCTGGCCGACGGCCTCGTAGTAGTCGAGCACGCGGATTTCCTTGCCGATGAACTGCGACACCCACATCGTGAATGCGTCGGCGCGCGCGCCGGTGCCCCCGATGTCGACGAACACGCGCAGTGTCATCAACGGGTCCGCCGGCACGCGGCCGATGCGGCCTTGCGCCTTGGCCGACGTGAGGCTGGCGGCGTAGTAAGCGCCCTCCACGATGGTGGCGTAGTCGCCTTCCCAGATGTGCGGGTACTGGTCCGGGCGCTCCCTCAGGTCGCGCTGCCGCTCGCGTTCGAGCTTTGCCGGGAATCTTTCGTTGTCGCGCCAGTTCAGTTCTGCGACCTTGATACGCGGGTCGTCGGAGTTGCGAAAGCGCTCGACGGCGGCCTTCTTGCGCTTCGGGTTCCACGTCACCCACAGCTCGGCGTTCCAATCCTCTCCCTCTTCACGCAGCGTCGGGATCAGGGTGGTGAAGGCCTCATCCGTCACCGGCTCGGCCTCGTCGACCCAGCAGATCAGGATGCGACCCTTCGACTTGATACTGGCGATGTTGCGATCCAGGCCGGCGAACGAGAACCAGATGCGGCCGTCGTGCGAGCGGATGAACTTGTCGCCGATCTCGTAGTAGGCGGCGAGGAAGGGTTCTTCCTCGATGGCGCGCTTGCACTCCTCCAGGCTGGAGTCGGCCAGCGAGTTCATGAACTGGCGCGCACATAGCAGTTGGCCCGTGACGCCGGCCATGCCGTAGATGTAGCCGCGCAGCGCGATCATCTTCGCGAAGGTACGCGTTTTTCCTGACCCACGACCGCCCCAGGATCCGCGCACGTCGGCGTCGCCTTGGAAGACTGGTATCAGCTTCGCCGGGATGGCGATCTGCGCGGTTGTCATTTCGCCAGCGGCACCAGCTCGATGCGCGTCACCGTGTTGATGGGGTTGCCGCCTTGGCCGCCGTGGTTGACGTCGACCTTCTCGCCCAGTTCCTTCGGCTTCAGCCGCTGCGCGACCTTCATGCGCGTCTCGATGCGAAGCTTGGCGTGCGCGATGCCCTCGTGGGTCTTGACCGCCTTGTCGGCGATTTCGGTGCATTCCTCGATGCCCGAGTAAAGCTGCTCAAGCTTGGCGGCCTCGTACATCTTCGAGAACTCGGGATGCTCCGCCTTCCAGCGGAACACCGTGGCCTTGCTGGGCATGCCTTTGCGCTTGCAGATGGTCGCGATGCTGTCGGTCGTCGACGCCATCGCAGCGCAGAACTTGGCGCCCAGCTCGGGCGTGTATGCGGTGGTCGTCATGGTGTTCGGTCAAAAAAAATGGCCCGGCGCGCTGGTGGGCGGCCGGGCCGAAATGCCCCGATTAGCGGGGCGAGGAGACACGGGTAAATCAGGGAGTAGGGTGCATGCGCATCGTGCCGCGCATGGCCTTGATCTGGTGGAGGACCAGCAACCAGCGGCGTAGCTCGGGGTCGGTCATCTGGAAGGGCATCTTGGCTCCGTTTCGAAGTACTGGAAAATATAAGTCTTAAGACTGATAGTAATTGACAAGACTTATATTTAGTCTTATAATCGCTTCATGAACTCGATCAAATGGACCCAAAAAGCAAACAAGCAGGTGCGCAAGCTGGATGCCCAGCACGCCAAACAAATCGTGATCGCTGTACGCGAACTGGCTCACATGCCAACGTGCCAGAACGTCAAAGCCCTGACGAATCACGAGCACCAGTACCGTCTGCGGGTCGGTAACTATCGAGTGTTCTTCAATTTCGACGGTGCAGTGCGCATCGTCTCCATCGAGGAGGTGAAAAAACGCGATGAACGCACCTACTAACATCCAGATCATCAACGGGCCGGACGGGAAGCCGGCCTTTGTGGTTCTACCGTACGACGAGTACATGCGGACGCAGCGCCCGGAGCCGCCGAAGTCCAAGAATGGCGAAGCGATGATTCCGCACGAGGTTGTCGAGCTCATGATCATGCAGGACATGACGCCCGTCCGTGCCTGGCGCGAGTACCTGGGCATGACCCAGGCTGACGTCGCCGCTCGTATCGGGATTTCGCAATCGGCGTACGCGCAGCAGGAAGCGGCGCCGAAGAACCGCAAGGCGACGCGCGAGAAGATCGCTGCGGCGCTGGGTATTTCGCCAGAAGTGCTCGACGTGTGATTCGTGGTGCCGCTGCTGTTCCCGGCTGGTCAGGCGATGCCAAAGCAAAAAGCCCCGCGTCATCGCTGACTGCGGGGCTTCTTAGGTTTGCCGTTCACGCCGGGGGCTGCCTACAGGCAACCGCGCACGTCATGATCGACGGAAATAAGTTGTGAACAGGAATCTACTGCTGAGATTTCCGGCTGTCAAGAAGTTTGTGGATTATCTGCAACTTCTCCACCAAACTTCGATGCGACATAGGTGCGCATGGCGGCGGTAAGGGCATCGGGGCCGGTCATGCAAATGTAGGCATCGTCATTCTTCTGAACCTTGAACGAGGACCACGAGCCGGCCCCATTGGGCGCGACACCGATACGTTCGCGTTCAATGAGCGGGCCACCTTGCGCCCAGTTGGAGGACGGCTCGTACCATTCTCCGGACGGGTCGGCAATCGAATCGTTGGCAATGACTGGCCCAACGTCAGCGTCGAGCGCAACATCGGTTCTCCCTTCGGCTCGCGCCACCCAATAGTCCAACTGCACACCTTCCAGTTCCGAGACCTTCATCCGCACCGCTCCTCGTTCTTGTCGACTATGGATTGTATCGCCCCCTGCGCCTGCCGAAACAGGTTGACGAACACGGTGGCCGGCCGGTGCGCGATCGCCATCTTCCGGCAGACGACCTCGGGCTGCGCCTGCCGGATGTAGCACCAGTACAGCAGCATGCGGTGCTTCGTCTCGAGCTCGCGCATGCCGCGCTCGATCAGGTGCGCGTCGGCCTCGTCCAGCTTGCGGCGCTCCGGGACTGGCCTCTCGCCTTCGGCCTCGCGGCGGAGCTGGTCGCAGTAGGCGCCGGTTGGACTGATACCGACGCGGGTGGTGTCACGGTAGACCCGCGCCCAGTTTTCGAGCCTGGACCCGATGTCGCGGCGTTCAGTCAAAGCTTCTCCCTCCGTACGCGCTCGATCTGCACCTCGACCTTGCCGTCGTAGTACGTCATGAGATCGATCTCGATTCCGCGCTTGGCGGCCTCGGTGCGGATCCGGGTGAGCGCGGCCACGATCATGCGTGCATCGGCCGCCAGCTCGGCGTCGGTCTTGTCGGCCATGCTCACGCCACGTCCTCCCGCAGCCGGCCATCCGACGCTACGACGCGCAACCGGGCGCCGCGCACCTTGCGCATGCCCGTCATGATCATGGCCGCGACGCGGAAGCCGCCGGCGAACCCGCCGATGAAGCCCACGGCGAAGCAGGCCGCGCAGGCGATGGCGTTGGCCTCGGGCGTCATGCGAAGCTCCTCAGGTGCGGCGCCAGCTGGCCGAACGCGGGCGCGAGCAAGTCGACCGCGATGCGTTCGCTCACGGCGGCCAACAGGTCAGCGGCGACCTTCTCGGCCGTGGTCGGCAGGTTGAACGACCGGCGCACCTCCAGGCGCTGCCCGTTGATACGCACGAACACGCAGAACTCGCGGTCGCCGCTCATGGCGTTGTTCTGCGCGTGCACGACGCAGTCGATGGGCGAGTTCTCCAGGCGGATGGCCTGCACGACCTGGTCGCGCGCGGCCCGCTCCATGTCGCGCAGCAGCCGCACGGATTCGTCCGTCGGCGCGCGGTGCTCGTGCACGGTGACGGACTCGTGCACGCGTTCGGTCACGTGGCGGTGAGTGTGGGCGTGGATGTCGAACATCAGGCCGCCTCCCCATAATTCGGGGCCGGCAACGCGGGCACGTCCTCGATCACGCGGGCGTCGACGTCGATGATGGCCGGATCGGCCGCCGCGTGCGCGCGGAGCTGTTCCTCGAACTCGCGGCGGTGGCGCTCCATGTCGGCCTCCAGCACGGCGATGCGCTGCCGCGTGGCCTCGTGCTCGTAGATCGGGGTGAGCAAGTCGAAGAACGCGCCGATCATGCCGCCTCCGCCACCGGCGCCGCCACGCCTTCCAGGTGTTGGGCCAGCGACAGGATCGCCAGCGCGTCGGCCTCGTTGTTGTCCTTCGGGCGGAAGCCGCGTGCGCGCGCGGTCTCGCACATGACGGCCTTGTCCGCGTTGCCCTTGCCGGTCCAGTGCTTCTTCACGACGCCGACGCCGACCGGCTTGAGCGGCACATTGTTCGCCGCGCACCACATCTCCAGGCACGCGAGGAAGCCGCCGTAGACGTGCGCCGCCAGCGTGCCGGCGTGCTGCTTCACGTCCTCGTAGTAGACCGCGTGGATCTCGCCGCCGGCGACGCGCTGCTCGTTGAGGAAGGCGCGGAACTTCAGCCAGCGTTGGCCGGCCGCTTCCATGCGGCGCGGCGCGAACGATTCGCTGCCGCTGGTGACGGTGCCGGCGCGCGAGCTGCGTGCCCAGCCGGTCTGGGTGCCGATATCGATGGCGAGGATGTTCATGTCTGCCTTTCAGGTTGTTGTCGTCCCCGCAACCCGGGGACTCGGTGCGCTCGCGCGCGAAATGGTCTCGTCAGGCTCCAGCCTGCAGCGCTTCCCGGGCCATGCTTAGCATCGTGGGCGTGACCTTCTGTCCGGCTTCGGCACGATCGAGGACGCGCTGGGCCCAGCCTTTCGGGTTCCCGTCGGCTGGCCGGTTCACGACGTTGCCGACCAGGTGCTTGATCGCCTCGCGGGCTTTGGCGGTGCTGGTGGTGCACTTGCCGGGTGCGGTGAGCTGCAGCACGGGCACGGGGATGTCCGCCCATTCGCCGCGGCCCAGCTGGTCAGCCAGAGCGGTTTCCCATCGGGCTTTCACGGCGCTGAACGTCTGCTCACGCAGTTCGACGGCCATGGGCATCGCGGCCCAGTAGATCGCCGGGTGCGACCAGGTGCCGTGCTCACCGGCGAAGCGAGCCTGAACGCCTGCGACGGCCTCGTAGTACGCGCGCATCGGGTCGACGGGCGGTCTGCACATGCGCTTGAACTCGGGCAGGGTGGGCGGCCAGTCGCGGGTGGCGAGCGCGTCGACGCCGCGTTTCAGTTCGGGGCCGCTGTAGCCGGCCAGCTCGGTGGCCCAGTGCGCGATCAGCTTGTCCATGTCGGCCTGTGCCCACTGGTCGCCGAAGCGCTTGCCGTACTCGAGCAGCATGCGTTCGAACAGGCGCTCAACCCACGCTTCAGGCAGGGCGTTCGTTGAGGTCGATGAATTCAGGTTCGTCACGTTCGTCATGGCGGTTCTGTCCGTTGATGCGGTCGTTTAGGCGTTGCATGTTGGCGTTCGCAGCCTGGCGCGGGGATGCGCGCGGCGGCGTGGCACCGGTGGCGTTCAGGTCGGCGGCATCCTTCGCCCAGCGTTCGAGGATGGCCAGCACGTAGGCAGCAGGGATGGCTTCGTCAGGCTTTGCCTTCTTCGCGGCTTCGCATGCTGCCTGCACGGAATCGGCGGAGACGCCTTGGTCGGCGAGAGCGATGAGACGCATGTCACCGGGGTTCGAGCTGATGCCGAAGCGACGCATCACGATGCTCAGCTGGCCCGGATCGGTCGGCTCGGCCGTGCGCAACTCCGGTTGAGTAGACGCGCGGTCTCCAAGGGTTTTAGTCTGGAGTCTGGAGTCTGGAGTCTGGCTAAGGTTTTTTTCAGAACCCACATGGTTTCCAACATCAGAACCATCTGGGTTTTTTCCGGGTTGTTGATCGGTTAACGTTTTCTTAGGCCGTCCACCCTTTGCGCCGTTCTCTCGGTTCTTGTCCGCTTTCGCGCTGGCGATGCCGATTTCCTCCTCGCAGCGGCCTTGCGTCCACACGCCGTCGACCAAGGTGAAGAACTCGTCGAGCACGTTGGAAAGCGCCTGCACCTCTTCCTTCGTGCGTGCGCCGATGAGACGCGCGGCTTTGTCCTCGGGAATGCCGGCCTCGCGCGTGTAGTAGACGTCCATCAGGCGCGCGTAGATGCCGTGCTCGAGCAGTGTCAGGTGGCCCGCCTTCTTGATGTAGTCGCCGATGTGGCGTTTGTAGAAGTTCATGGCGCCACCATTCCAAACAGTCCGGTGCGGTCGAGCGCGCGCGATGCGGCCGGGTTCAGCCAGAGGCACTCCGTCCGGATCCCGGCACCGCGGGCCGCCGAGATGCGCGCCTCGGTGCTGGCCATCGACCAGCCCTGCAGCGCGCCCAGGTACAGCGCGCTTTCGTACCCGCTCAGCACGACCATGCCTTCCACGGCGCACAGCTTGTCCAGCAGCTGGACGTGTTCGTCATCCGACATCTCGCATGTGTAGTAGCGGCCGTGGCGTGCGCCGACGTTCCGCGTTCCCATGACGTACGGCGGGTCGACGTAGAAGAGCGTGTCTTCGGCGTCGTGCTGGTCGATGATGGACAGGGCCGGACGGTTCTCGATCATCACGCCAGCGAGGCGCGCGCATACTCGAGCGAGAGATTCTGGGAAGCGGGCCCATAGCTGCTGGGCGGTGCCATGCTTGCGGCGCGTGTCGACGCGGAAGCCGGTCGTGCCCTTCGTAGCGCCGGCGGAGCCGAAACCCATCTCGGCGCGCACCAGCGTGCGGCGCGCGCGTTCGATTGGATCGGTGGTGGGTTCGTACGCGGCGTCAAATTCATCGCGCGCGTATGGCGTGAGCAGCAGCTGGGCGATCAGCTCGTCGCACAGTTCGCGATCGCGCAACACGCGGAAGACGTTGACGATGTCGCCGTCCAGGTCGTTGTAGACCTCGGCATACGCGCGGTCCTTCTGGATCAGGACGCCGGCCGCGCCGCCGAAGGGCTCGACGTAGCAGCGGTGAGGAGGGAAGTGACGGATTACCCAAGGCGCCAGGCGGAACTTGCCGCCGTGGTAGCGCAGCACCGGCCGCGCCGGCGCCTCGAGCACGTCGGTGGTGGTCGTCATGGCGGATTAGCTCCTGCCTGGGCCAGCATGGGCTTGACCTTCAGCACGGCCGATTCCGCAGCTGCGCAGCGGTCCCACTCGGCCTGCCATACAGCGATGGCGCCGATCGTGTGCCAATTGAAGTTGTGGCCTTCGCGTGGCACGCCGCGGCTGTACGCGCTGCGAGCCTTGGTGCGGATCGCATCGTGGGAAATGATCGGGCCGTCCATCAGCTCTTTCCTCGCATGTCGTCGGTGGCCGTGCGCAGATGCTGCTGGGCGATGAACTTCGCGTCGCGGTTCAGTTGCGTCGGGGTCTCTTGGGCCTCTCGCTCGACAACACGAAGAATCACTGCATTCAGCGTGACCCTGTATTCCGGCGAGAACTTGGGTTGTTGGGGTTGTGACATTCAATCCTCGGTATCAGGGCGGTCAGGAACGGAAGGCGTGCAACTGCGGGCGGACGGCGCGGCCAGGTGCGAACTTGGCCAGCTGTTGGCCAAGTCTTGGCCTACCGGAACCGCGGGCCGGGGCTTTAAGATTCCGAACGGAAAGCCACGCATCGCGGAGCAGCGTGCTGTGCGATTTGCCGGCGGCCTCCGCGTCCGCGACCAGGTCGAGGTAGTTGTCCGCCGTCAGGCAGGTCTTCACGATGATGTTTCGGGCAGCTTTCATGGGGTGGTTCCTCCAGGTTGGGGTGATTCATCGGGGCACTTCATCGGGGGTACTTCGGTGCAATCGCTCAAGGGCAACTGCCTATGCGCAACTTTCGAGGCGCAAAAAAGCCGCAGCGCTTACTGCGGCTGGGATTCAGACTGGGCTGGTGCCGACGAGGCGGCGGCAACCTCTTCCGCGAAGCGGCTCAGGTTGATGAGGACCGAACTCTTCGGATCCTCGTGGCCGCCAGACAGAATTCGGCTGATGGTTGGCTGCGATACGCCAGCGCGTTTCGCGATTGCCGCTTGTGACTGGCCGCGCTCGATCAGGAACTGAACATACGCTTGCGGGGTTTGAAGTTGCATGGCGGGTCTCGGTGGTTGTTTCTGGACATTCTATACGAAAGCGTATCGGTGTCAATGCGAAACCGTATAAGGAATTGCGATTATGTATGCGTTGACGCATATTTGCAGGATGAGCAATCCTGTTTCCATCGTCCAAAAAAACCTCGAGTGGCTAATGGCCCAGAGGAAGACGAACCCATACGAACTGCAGCGCATCACCGGCGTGCCGCAGCCGACCATTCATCGAATCCTGACGGGCGAGAGCAACGACCCAAGGACGAAGACGCTACAGCCGCTGGCCGACTATTTCGGCGTGCCGTTGGCGGACTTGCGCGAGCGTGATTTGTCTGAGCCTGGTGATGCGCTGGAAGGTCTCAAGCCCGGTTCGTATGTGCGGGTCGAGGAAGTCCGCCAGGGAGACGAACGATTCACGCTCATTCCGAAGGTGCGACTGCGCCTGACGGCCGGCATCAGTGGCTTCGAAGTGGAGCCTGAGCCATTCGACGGGACGACGGCTGCAGTGCCGACTGGATGGATCGAGCGCAACGGGTACGATCGCAGCAAGCTGATCGCCATCATGGTGCGCGGCGAGAGCATGGAGCAGACGTTTTATGAGGGCGACTTGGTTGTCGTGAATACGGCAGACCAGAAGCTGGTCGACGGCGTCGTGTATGCGGTCAATTACGAGGGCGAGCCCGTGGTGAAGCGCCTGACGCGCGACGCCGGTCAATGGTGGCTGACGTCGGACAATCCGGACCAGCGCAAGTACTACAGAAGGACGTGCGACGAGAGCACGAAGATCATCGGCCGCGTCGTGCGGAAGGAAAGCGAGCGGTTTTGATGATGTATTCGATTCAACGCCTGTGCGACGAGCGCGTGGCGGTAGTGTTGGTAGAGCGCCGCGCGCTGTCCGAGCCGCAGGCCAGCGGCCTGCTGCAGCAGCTGCGGGACGAACTTTCGGCGCCGGTGATGTTGGTGGCGCGCGACAGTGAGGGGTGGTTAGGGATCCGTGCGCGCGCGGAATTCGACCCCGAGCCGTACATCTATGCGCTGCTGGGCATGCGCGATATCGAATGGGCGCCGTTGCGCCGCCGATGCGAGACGGAGGCCTGATGTTCAACGCCATCATCCCGCTAGCCCAGCCCATCGTTGCTGTGCAGGTAGACGCCGCCCAACTGTCCGGCCCAGATGCCGCCGCGCTGCTAGCGCGTCTTGAGATCCACTTCATGCGGCCGGTCGTGCTGGTGGCGTGGGATGAGAACTCTCGGTTCTTGAGCCTCGGATATCCGTGTTCCGAAGACGCGCTTACGAACGACGATCTCGAATGGCGCCAATTTGAATTGCCGCCTGAGCCAGAAGTCCCTTTTTGATCTGCGAAATTCGGAGAGAGCGTGAAAAGACTGTGTTTATTGGTTCCGATGATGTTGGTTGGCTGTGCCGTTCCACTCACACCAGGAGCAGAAAAGGTGCAGCTGGTATCAGCTCAGCAGAAAGAGAAATGCGAGCGACTTAAGCTGGTAACGTTCAATCAGCGGATCGGTCCAGATAAGCCCGGCAACGCTATGAAGAGTGCATTGAACGAAGCAGCAGCGGCTGGGGCCGACTCGTTCTACGTTGTGTCCAGCACGATGGACTGGGCAGAGGGCGCTTCTGTCGTTGGAGAGGCGCTTCGCTGTAATAAGGTTACGCAATAAAAAATATCAACGCTTCGTTAGATAACGAAAGGGACTTTTGTGGATTTCACCACTGCTTTAACAAAAATTGTCGAAGCGCTCGCCTGGCCGGCAACGGTGCTAGTTGCCGTTTTCATGTTTAGAAACAAGATCGATGGGCTTCTAGACCGAATCAAAGCATTTAAAGGCTGGGGCGCCGAAGTTGAGTTGGAAGAAAAAATTCAGATCGCTAAAGCTGAGGCAGTAGTAGCGGGACAAAAGGTGGTCGAGGCGGCTAATGCACCAGCTGAGCAACGCGAACAAGTAATAACGCAATTCGTAAGAGCGCAAAAAGAGGTCGATAAATTAGTAAACCAGCGACTATACCTCGGTTCGAAATTGCGCGGGAACGGGTTGACTGAAGGCCGAGAGAGAATATTGCGCGAATTCATCCGTGTGCTTGGGCCAGGTCGTATTGTCGAACTTTCGCACGAAGATTTACGGAAAAAATGGCCATCGCTTTTGAAAGAGGCCCAGAAGAAATCCCCGCAGTTGCACCACGGGGCAATGCTCGGGCTGCAAAGTGTTGGACTGATCGATAATTCAGATCAGCTAACTGTGCTTGGCTCCGAGATTTTTGCTGTTCTTGCACGGGAAATGCAGCTTTACGAATTTGAAAACCCAGGGGCGGCGCAGCCTGTGAAGTAGTCCGCGCTCCTCTGAACGCCCACAAGCCCCGCAACCCGGGGCTTTTTTTCGTCCTGACGTAGCCGCAGTACGCCCGCCCGGTTCTTACTCAGGGCCTCCCCGCCCGGTTAATACGAAAGCTCATCGCCCACAGCAAAAATTATACGTTTTCGCATTGACATTCGTAATACGCAATCGTATAGTGTCTCCATCGCAACCGAGCCCAGCAGGGCAGATGGAGACCAGGATGAGCCAACTTTTCAAGATCACCCACCGCGTCGACGGCGCCCTGCGCGCCGTGGCCGTCGAGGCCCGCGACGCTGACGCAGCACAAGAATTGTTCATCGACCAGTGCGAGGCCGCCGGCATCGCGCACGGCACGATCGTCGCTATCCGCGCTGTCGCCGGAGCCTGACATGGACCGCTTCCCCTACGACGCCGAGGCACGCGAAGACCAGGTCTGCCAGCTGATCGATGCGCGCATGCGCGCCATCCGGACCGACATCCTCATCGGCCGCGAGTCGACGACGCTGGCCATCCTCGATCGCATGGTAGTCGGCGATACCCCGGCCGAGGCGCGCGTGATCCTCTGGAACGCCGTGGCCGGCGGTACCGGCGCGGTCGGCATCGACAACGCTGCAGACGTGGCCGGCGCCATCTACTTCGAAGCCGAGGCGCTGGCCGAGCGCGACGTCGCGGATATGGAGCGCCGCCGGGCCGATTGCGAGCGGGACAACCGCATCGAGCAGCGCGTCTGGAATCACTTCTTCGCACGGAGCACGCTGGCCTGACCAAACCGGAGCGCCGCGCCCCTTCAACGCGCGGCTTGCCCTGCACTCGGGTCGGAAATAGAGGGAGTCGGATCTCAAATGCCGTGACGGCCTGGAACAGACAGGCACCACAGAGCAAGGGCGGCGTGGAAAGCAGGAATGCAGAGTATCGCGGACCAGGAGACACGCGGGAAGCGCGGGAACAAGCGCGCATCAGGGCAGGCGAAAGCCGACGAGGTTCCGGGCATCGGCACAGTCACCGCGGACGCGGCGAAGACCCGAGAAGCGCACCGATGCCACAGCTGGAGTAGCGCCCAGCCCCTTGCTCTGTGGTCAACAACAACCGCCGGCGGCGCCGGCCAGAACAGGAGCAGCAGGATGGAACAGAAGAACGACGGCGGCGCGGCATTCCCGCAGCACGGCTGGAGCCGCGATCCGGAAGCGAACAAGTACATGCAGGACAAGGGCGGCATGTCGCTGCGCGACTACTTCGCGGCGCAGGCGTTGACAACGATCCCGGCATATTCCGGCGACGACGTGAACACCTGGGCGCCCGATGATTTCGCGCGCCACGCCTATTCGATCGCCGACGCCATGCTCGCGGAGCGTGCCAAGTGATCGCCACTCGCATCGCTCGACGCCTGGTGCGCAAGGCCATCAAGCCGGCCGCGCTGTGGCTCACCGACCGCGCGCTGACCGCATCCGCTGGCGAAGCAGTCCGGCTGCTCCAGATGCGCGAGGACATCGTCGGCTTGGTCCGCAGCGAACGCATCCGCGAAATGCGCCTAATGGCGCGCCGCAAGCAAATCAGCACCTGGTAACCCATCAACCCGAGGAACCCATGATCCGCCACATCTTCAACCAGTACCGCCTGTACCTGCGCGCCGGCTTCCAGCCGCGCCAAGCCGTCGCCCGTGCCGTGAGCAGCTACCTGCTCGGCTTTTAATCGAAAGGATCCATCCCATGAATCAAGTAGTCGCCAGCCCGGCCAAGAGCCTCAGCACGTTCCTGGACAAGTACAAGGGCCAGATCGCGAACGCGCTGCCGAAGCACATCAGCCCGGACCGCATGGTCCGCCTCACCATGACGGCATTCAGCCAGAACACGGCCCTGCAGAAGTGCGACCTGCACAGCATCTTCGGCTCGGTCGTCGTCGCCGCGCAGCTGGGCCTCGAGATCGGTGTCGGCGGCCAGGGCTATCTGGTTCCGTACGGCGGCAAGGCCACGTTCGTGCCCGGCTGGCAGGGTCTCGTCGACCTGGTCTCGCGTGCAGGCCGCGCCACGGTCTGGACCGGCGCCGTGTACAACGGCGACGAGTTCGACTGGGCGCTGGGCGACCGCCCCTTCATCAAGCACCGTCCGGGCGCCGGCGGCGACACCTGGAAGGACATCTCGCACGTGTACGCCGTCGGCCGCGTGAACGGCAGCGAATACCCCGTGATCGAGGTCTGGACCATGGACCGTGTCGTAAAGCACCTGAACAAGTTCAACAAAGTCGGCGGCCGCCATTACGCGCTGGAGAAGAACGGCCAGAACATGGAGATGTACGCCCGCAAGGTCGTGCTGCTCCAGGTGCTCAAGTACATGCCGAAGTCCATCGAGGTGCAGCGCGCGGTCGACGTCGCGAACGCGGTGGACGCCGGCAAGCCCTTCACGATCGACAGCGACATGGTCGTCATCGACGAGCGCGCGGACGACCAGGGCGCCTCCACCGTCGACCAGGACACCGGCGAAGTCATCAACGCGGCCGGCGCTACCACCAGCACGGCGCACGCGGCGCCGGCGCGCGGCGACCTGCCGATGTGCACGCCCGAGAAGTTCGAGCAGAACAAAAAAGCGTGGCGCGAGCAGATCGTGTCGAAGAAAAAGACCGTCGCTGAACTCGTCGCAATGATCGAAACCCGCCAGCTGCTGACCGAAAACCAGAAGCTGACGATCGACGCCTGGGCACACGAAAACGACTGAACCTGCAGCGCTCCCGTGCACCCGGGAGCGCGCCCACAACCCCACCAAGGAAAACGACATGCAGATCCATAATCTCGTCCAGGGCAGCCCCGAATGGCAGGCCTTCCGCCTCGAGCACTTCGGCGCCAGTGAGGCGGCGGCGATGCTCGGTATCTCGTCGCGCGTGAAGCGCACCGAGCTGCTGCACATGAAGCACACCGGCACCGCGCAGGAGTTCAGCGACTGGGTGCAGGAGAACATCCTGGACCACGGCCACTACGTCGAGGCGCTGGCGCGCCCGCTGGCCGAAGACATGATCGGTACCGAGCTGTACCCGGTGACGTGCTCCGACGGCCTGCTGTCGGCATCGTGCGACGGCCTGACGATGGCCGAGGACGTCGCCTTCGAGCACAAACAGTGGAATCAGGCCCTGGCCGACGCGATCGAAGCTGGCCAGCTTCCGGACGAGTACATGCCCCAGCCGCAGCAGATCATCATGGTCACCGGCTGCAGCAAGGTCATCTTCGTGTGTTCCGACGGTACGCTGGACAACTTCGTGCACATCGAGGTGCTGCCGGACCCGGCCTGGCAGGAGCGGATCCGCGCTGGCTGGGCACAGTTCGCCGCCGACCTGTCCGCGTACGAGCCGCGCCAGTACGCGCCGAAGCCGGAAGCCGAGCCGATCATGTCGCTGCCGGCGCTGGCCATCCAGATCCGCGGCGAGGTGGCCGCCAGCAACCTGCCGGCGTTCCAGGCGCGCGCCGAACGCTTCATCGCAAGCATCAAAACCGACCTGGTCACCGACGAAGATTTCGCCAACGCGGAAGCGACCGTGAAATTCTGCGAGAAGGCCGAGGGGGATCTCGATCACGCCAAGCACGCCGCGCTCGAACAGACCGTTGACATCGCGGAACTGATGCGCACGCTCGACCACATCCGCGAACAGCTGCGCGCGAAGCGCCTGACGCTGCAGACCGCCGTGAAGGACAAGAAGGAACTGATCAAGGCCGGCATCCTGGCCAACGCGAAGAAGGCCTTCGCCGATCACGTCTCCAAGCTGGAAAAGGAAATCGCACCGCTGCGCCTCGTGTTCCAGGCGCGCGACTTCGCGGGCGCGATGAAGAACAAGCGCACGCTGGCCACGCTGCAGGACGCGGTCGACACCGAGCTCGCAAACAGCAAGATCGCCGTCGACGCGGTCGCGCAGGCCGTGCGCGGGCGTTTGACGTGGTACCGCGAGCACGCCGCCGACCATGAATTCCTGTTCGCCGACCTGCAGACCATCATCCAGAAGCCGGACGATGACTTCCAGATGGTCGTGCGCACGAGGATCGACAGCCACAAGCGCGCCGAGGACCAGAAGGCCGAGCAGGCGCGCCAAGCCGCGGCAGCGCAGGTCGACGCGACGCCGGCAGCGGCTGCTATCGCGGAGCCTGTACCGGCGCCCGCGCCCGCTGCGCAGGTGACGCGCATCCCGACCGCGCGCCCGGCCGCCGCCAGCAGCACGCCGCCGAGCCTGCGCCTGGGCCAGATCAGCGACCGGCTCGGCTTCCCGCTGACGGGTGAATTCCTCGGCAAGCTGGGCTTCGCGCCCGCCGCTACCGACAAGTCGGCCCGCCTGTACCACGAGCGTGACTTCCCCGCGATCTGCGCCGCGCTGATCGACCACATCAATGCTGTCTCCCAGGCCCAGCAGGCCGCATAACTTCCAACCGACGAGGAAAGCTGACCATGAAGAAGATCCTGTTCTACGACACCGAAACGACTGGCCTGCCGCTGTGGAGCCAACCGAGCGAGCACCCTGACCAGCCGCGCGTGGTGCAGCTGGCGGCGCTGCTGTGCGACGAGGAAACCGGGGAAGACCTGCAGCAGATGAACATGATCGTGCTACCCGACGGCTGGACGATCCCTGCGGATGTGGCGGCCGTGCACGGCATCACGACCGAGCGCGCGATGGACGAGGGTATCGCCGCCGGCCACGTGCTGGAACACTTCATCGACCTGTGGACGGAAGCCGACCAGCGTAGTGGCCACAACGAGTCGTTCGACATGCGCATGCTGCGCATCGAGATCATGCGCAGCCCGGTCTACAGCATGCAGTCGATCGGCGCTCCCGCCGTGCCGTTCGCCGACTACTGGAAGGCTGCGCCGGCCTACTGCACGCAGACCAACAGCACGAAGATCGTGAACCTGCCGCCGACGCCGAAGATGGTCGCCGCAGGCCGCCGCGGCCCGAAGTCGCCGAACCTGGGCGAGGCATACGAATTCTTCACCGGCCAGAAGCTGGACGGCGCGCACGACGCGATGGTCGACGTACGCGGCGCGAAGGCCGTCTACTACGGCATCAAGAACCACCTGAAGAAGGCTGCGTGACATGGCCGGCCAGCGCCCGTGCCTGTGGACGGTCCTGCACTGCCGCGAGCAGGAATTCCAGCGCTTCCTCGGCGTCCACGGCGAAGCCGCCGCGGCGCGCCGCGTGAAGGAAGTCTGCGAGATCGGCTCGCGCGCCGAGCTGGACCGCGACGCGGCCGCGCAGGCGCGCTGGGACGAGCGGATCCGGCGCGCCTACCTGAACTATCAAAAGCAGCACCCCACCAACCTCAAACAGGACCAGGAGATGTAACCCATGTTCGAACTGAAACAGATCGTCAAACTCGCCAACGTGAATCCGCGCGCGGAGCTGCACGGCGAAGACCCGAAGCCCGCCTTCGACCTCAAGATCGAAGCCACCTGCCCGAGCAGCGTGCTGATCCACTTCCATTCGGAGCTGCGCCAGCACCTCTTCAAGAAGGACGAGAACCCCGACTTGGTCGACCAGGTGCAGGAAGGTGACGGCCTGACCGTGCTGCGCTATCCGAAGATGGGCGCCATCAAATGGGACTGGGAAGGCGCCGGCTACACGGCCACCATCGATTACGGGCTGGGCGGCGACAGCAACATCGTCCTGCACGACTGCAAAATCGACCACTTCAAGTTCGAAGCGCAGAACGGCGGATCGGTCGTGCTGACCTTCCGCATCATCGCGCACCCGGACACGGAGGACGTCGGCGCGATCTGCGAATTCATGGCGCGCGACATCGACCTGACGCTGACGGCGCCGGAAGCGAAGACGGCGGACGATCTGTTCCCGGACAACATGCGGAAGGCGGCCTGATCATGAGCGCCGCACTTAAGATAATGCCGATCGAGCAGTGCGGCGCCGTGGGCAAGTGTATGGCGTCGCCGCAGAGCTACGAGTCCAGCATGGGCAGCTACAGCTACCGGAAACCGGCGCCTGATCGCGTCGCAGCGTATGCCTTGGCCGAACTGGAAAGAGCGCGAGCCGCGGACGCAGCAATGCATGAACGCAACCTCCCGGCGCTGGCCAACAACCAGGCGGTGCGTGAATACGTCGAGAAGGTGATGGACGACATCGGCATGCCCCGCAGCTTCACGCAGCGCGATACCAACTCCCGTGCGCGCCGTCCAAAAACCTACTCGTCGCCGGCGGGGTTCCTGACCGATCTGGTGCGCGAGTGCAAAACGGACGACGGCTTTGCCGCCGCTACTCGCACCTACGAGGAACTGTCGAAGCGCTACCGCGAATACGAGGCATCCGCGAAACAGCAGGCCGAGCGAGACAAGGCGGCTGCCGAGCGCGCGGAGGCAGAGAAGATCGCCAAGCGCAGGGCTGACCTCGAACTGGTGACGATCATCCAGCGTTACGGTCTGCCCATCGAGTCCGAATGGCACGATGTGCTGGAAGCCCTGCGCGGCCGCGATCAGCGGCTCGACCTGGCTGTCGCGATGGAGGACGTGCGTGGCGACTGGAACGATGGATGCGGCGCCGTGGAATACGCGCTGAGCCGGTTCACGATCCGCGACAACGAGGACAAGGACATCGCAAACGATGTTCTGGGTTGTACACGCGACTTCGAGGACGGTCGTGTCTTCCGCGATACGACCTGGTCCTACAGTGCACTGTATGCGTCCGTCGCCGACCGGCAGATCGTGGCCGACGTACAGACGGCGCGAAGCCATGCGAGGAGTGAATCATGACCCAGTTATCGCAGAATCCGCTGAGCGCCCGCGGCTTGCGGCCGGTGGCTGAACTCGCCGCGGGCCGAGATCACGGCGAGCGGCTGCGCTACAGGGCGGGCTGCCGCTGCTTCCGGTGCAGGAGCGCCAATACCGCTTACGAGGCGGCCCGGAAGATCGCGCGCGCCGCCGGCGAAGGAAACGGCATCGTCCCGGCCGCGAAGGCGCGTGCCCACCTGAAGGCGCTGTCGACGCAGGGCGTCGGACGTCGCTCTGTCGGCGCGGCGTGCGACGTAGCCGACACTGTACTGGCCGACATCATATCGGGACGCAAGGTGAACATCCGCGCGTCAACCGAGCGCGCGATCCTGAAGGTGACAGCGGCCGCCGCCGGCGACGGTGCACTGGTACCGGCGAAGGCCACCTGGAAGATGCTCGACCAGCTGATCGCCGACGGATACACCCGGGCCTACCTTGCGGCCAAGCTCGGCAGCAAAGCCAAAGTTCCCGCACTGCAGCTGAAGCGCGACTTCGTGACCGTGCGCAGCGCCTACCTGGTCGAGCGTCTCTTCGAGCGGCTGAAGTGCGAATGCGCCAAACCCACCATGAAGCTGCTGGCGAAGCTGCGCGATGAGGGCTACACGCAGCACCAGGTCGAGCAGCGGCTGGCCGCCCTGGCCACGCGGCTTGGAGACGACGTGCCATCGCTCCATCCGAACAAAAATGGGAGGATCAGCACGAAAGCCGCTGATCTGGTGGAACAGCTTTACCAGGAGCTGACATCGTGAATCAGATGCAGTTGTTCGAGCAGCCGACTGACACGCGACGCCTCGGCGGGCGCCCACCAGGTGTCGAGCGCCGATGGCAAATCGCGTTTTCTGATGAGGTGAAGGCCCAGTTGGTCGCTCGGCTGAATGAGCGCGTCGGCGAGTGGCTGGCCTGGAACGACTTCGCCGACATTCGCGAACAGCATCAGATCGGATTCTGTCTGGGCCATGTGCTGCACGGCCTGGTGCACCACGGCCGAGCGATCGAAAAAAAGATTTACTTCGGCGCCGAGCGGCCCGGCGATCCGTTCAAGCCCTACCTGGGCTTTACCACCGTCTACAGCAGCGCCGAGTACGGCCCGGCCCCAGAACAAGAAACGAGGAAAAAGCATGGCTGAAAATAGCGCAATCGAATGGACCGACCACACCTTCAACCCGTGGATCGGCTGCACGAAGGTAAGCCCCGGTTGCGACCACTGCTACGCCGAGCGCGACATGGCCGGGCGGCTGAAGGTCGTGCAGTGGGGCCCGCACGGTGAGCGCGTGCGTACGAAGCCAGCGAACTGGTCGAAGCCGCTGACCTGGAACCGGCGCCATGACGAGTTCTTCGCGCAGCACGGCCGGCGCCAGCGCGTGTTCTGCGCGTCGCTCGCCGATGTGTTCGACAACGAGGTCGACCCGACGTGGCGCGCGGACCTGCTCGAGCTGATCGACCAGACGCCGAACCTGGACTGGCTGCTACTGACGAAGCGGATCGGCAACGTAGCGGACATGCTGCCGAATGGCTGGCTGATGCAGCACACGAACGTCTGGCTGGGCGCCTCGATCGTCAACCAGGTCGAGGCCGACCGCGACATCCCGAAGCTGGTAGCCCTGCATGCGCACGTCAAGTTCCTCAGCATGGAACCCCTGCTCGGCCCCGTCGACCTGCGCGGGAACCTGCCGGGCGAGCGCGCGCTGCGCTGGCATCGCCCGATGCTGAACATGCTCGACTGGGTCATCGTCGGTGGCGAGAGCGGCCCGGGTGCGCGCCCGATGCATCCGGACTGGGCCCGCGACCTTCGCGACCAGTGCGCCGCCGCCAGCGTGCCATTCCTGTTCAAGCAGTGGGGCGAGTGGACGCCTGGCGTGAACGTCGAGCGCCACAGCGGCACCGTAGATACGGCGCACTGGTGGAACGGCGAGTGGATTGCCGGCCGTGAGGATTTGGCCACCGTCGACGGCAATTTCGAGGACGAACCTGACCTGTACCGAGTCGGCAAGAAGGCCGCCGGCCGCCAGCTGGACGGCTCTCAGCACGACGGATACCCCGGGGTGAAGTGATGGCGTGCTTAACCGCGTTCGCACTCGAAGATTACCGTGCCGTCGGCGCGGATCTCGGCAACCTTCGCTTTTCGAGCGGCTTCCTGTGCGTCGCCGGCCGCGCGAAACGTTCCGAGCTGCGGCAGATCTCGAAGCGCGGTACCGGTCTCTCCGTTCGGATGGGCAAACACCACGCAGGCCGACGGAATCCAGCCATCCCCGAAATCGGTGGAATGGCCAAACACACAGTAGCTGACACCGTTCGAGGGCTCGTGGTGGCTACCAACACTGGCAACGATTCGAGCGCCAGGAAACGCTTCTTCGAAGAGGGCGACTTCTGCTGGGTTGTTCGCGAGCCATTCCTCTGCAGCAGCGGCGCCTCGTTCGCTACCAAGATCGTAGACGTAGCCCTGCAACGCAACGGTTTTCGACATGGATTTTCTCCAGTAGTTGAGATGCGCGAACTGTACACCGACGAATTAAAGTTGTCATTAGGCAAATTTGATACATCAGCCGGTACGCCGGCGAGAAAGGACCACATGGACCACAAAGACCTTTGCGAGCACACCCGGATCCGCCTGATCGCGGCAGCCATCGGCCACCAGCAGTGCACGAAGACAGCCTCGAACATCGTGCCTATCCCGGGCGGCGACCGCGTAATCGCGATCGGGACGCCGGCGCAGGTGGCGATGATGCTGCGCACACAGGTGCCGGACCGCCGACCAATCGTCGGCAGCGGAGGCGGCGCCGTGCTCGCGGGCGCGCTGAGCGACTGGATGACGCAGAGTGTCGTGCACGATATGCCGACCGACGACCAGGTCGACAGCGAAGGTGGCCACCATGACTGAACGCGGCATCCTGTTCAGCGCCCCGATGGTGCGCGCGCTGCTCGACGGCACGAAGACGCAGACGCGGCGTGCGCTGCGCGTGCAGCCGCTGGACGTGTTGCCGATGAATGGCGAGCATGCCGGCCGCGAGTGGGTCGGACTGATGCAGCGTGAGCCCGAGCCGAAGGGCACTGCTTTCCGCTGCAAGTTCGGCCATCCCGGTGACTGCCTGTGGGTGCGCGAGACCTTCTTTGCCTTCGGACGCTGGGAGACGCGTTACAGCGAGAAGAAGCAGCGCGACGAGTGGCATTTCGTCGACATGACCGTCGAATGTGACCGAGCCTATCAGCACGCCGCCAGTAATCCAGAGGTGCCGCTGGCGACCGGGCGCGGCCCGCTGCCGGGCTGGTACACGCGGCCGGCGATCCACATGCCGCGTGTGGCCAGCCGCATCCTGCTGGAGATCGTGTCGGTGCGGGTCGAGCGGCTGCAGGACATCAGCGAGGGAGATGCGGAGGCCGAGGGCTGGCCGCGCCGACCGGAAGTCTCCGACGATCCGCAGGTGCATGCCGATGCGGCGCGCGACTGGTACATGGACCTGTGGGAGGACATCAACGGCGCCGGCAGCTGGGCCGCAAACCCGTGGGTGTGGGTCGTGCAATTTCGGAGGATCGAACGATGATCGAACGAGGGAAGGATCGCCGCCAGCAGCGCGCGTGGTTCAGCAGTCTGACGCACGACCGGCGCAGGGCCGACCGGCGCGCATGCGCGGCGGCGCTGGCCTGGCCGGTGGCCGCGCTGCCGGGTGCGATCAGGCAGGGCGTGGGTGAGGTTGCTCCGGCGCGCGAGCGGCGCCGGGTGCCGGGTGCAGGCGAGGAATAGGGGGAGCGATGTTGCGCTATGTGACAATTTCTAAATTTTCGGCCGAGTCCGGCTACACCGAGGACGCCGTGCGCACGAAGATCCGTGACGGCATCTGGCCCGAGAACAAGGTGTGGAAGAAAGCCCCTGACGGGCGAATTTTGATCAATACGGAAGGATATGACGAATGGGTAGAGACGGGCGGGGTGTTAAAGCTGCGTCAGAAAGCAGCATCGAAATCAGCTTCATGTATCGGGGTGTCCGCTGCCGGGAAAGGGTCCAGCTCAAGCCCACGTCCTCTAACCTGAAGCGGGCCGAGCAGCACCGCGCGGCGATCTTGCATGCGATATCCAGCGGCACTTTCGATTACCGCGCGACGTTCCCGGAATCGAAGATCGCGGCCCGGTTCGAGGACGCAGAGGCGACCCCGGGAGACAAACTGGTGATCGGCGATTACCTGGACAAATGGCTCGATCGCCAGAAGCTGGAGCGGAAGGCCAGCACGTACGACACCTACCGCAAGATCGTGATCGGCAAGCTGGATCCGTGGTTCGGCAAGTTGAAGCTGACCGAATTCCGCAGGAAGCATATGCGCGACAAGCTGGCCGCCTACCCGGCCGGCAACAAGACCTTGGGGAATATCCAGAGCGTGATGCGCGCCGCGCTGCAAGACGCCGTCGACGTCGACGAGCTGCTCGAGGTGAATCCGCTTGCCGGCTACACCTACCGCCGGAAGGACGAGCCGAGGGAAGAGGACGAGATTGACCCATTCGATCGCGACGAGCAGGCCGCCATCCTGGCCGCGCTGGAAGGGCAGGGGCGCAACCTGGTGCAGTTCGCGTTCTGGACAGGCCTACGCACATCGGAGCTGGTCGCTCTGGACTGGAGCGACGTCGACTTCCTGCGTGGCGTGGTGCGCGTGTCGCGCGCGATGACCCAGCATGCCGACAAGCCGGAAGTGACGAAGACCGACGCGGGCCGACGCGAGGTCAAGCTGCTGCAGCCGGCGCTGGAAGCGCTGACGGCGCAGAAGGCGCACACCTACCTGGCCGGGAAGGAAGTTTTTCAGAACCCGCAAACGCTGGAGCGGTGGGCGGGCGACCAGCCGATCAGGAAAACGCTGTGGACGGGAGCGCTGAAGCGCGCGGGGGTGCGCTACCGGTACCCGTACCAGACCCGTCACACGTACGCGAGTATGATGCTGTCGTCGGGCGAGCATCCGATGTGGGTCGCCCAGCAGATGGGGCACGCGGACTGGTCGATGATTATTCGGCGTTACGGCCGATGGATGCCCGATGCTGACGACCAGGCGGGCAGCCGTGCGGAAGCGGTCTACGGAAAGAAAAAGGACGCCGCGAAGTTATCCGGGGCGTCCTGA